TTTTGTCAGCAAATTTGCTGAATTGTCTACGGCTTTTGGACCGTTTCATTTTCTTCCTGAAGGCCATTGACTGTCTCCGTTATGAGTTTTTGAAACCTCTCGTCTTCCGTCTGGTACTCGCAAATCAAGCGACCGCTGCACGCCGACAGGGCGGCCATGAGTAAGGCAATAACCACAGCGTATCCAAACTTCATTGTTTCGGCACCATTCGCAGTCTGACGGGGGTTTCATTGAGGGGTATTTATACCCCATTTAGGTGACTGGTGTCACCTAGCACAGTTACATCAAGCCAATAACTGTGCGCCCACCATATTTCGTGGGCAAAAAAAGGGCCTCCGAGGAGGCCCTAATCCGACGCGAGAACGCATCTACACGGCTACGACTCCGTGGTAGGGGGGGACGCCTCCTTTGGAGGCTCGACGCCGCCAGCGGCGTCTGACGGCGCCTCAGGCGCCTCTGTTTCGGCAGGAGAAGGCGGCGCTTCGCCGAACAGCTGTTTAATCTCGGCCGAGCTCGCTTTTTCCTGCCATGCCAGGAACTTCTTTATTCCGCCAAATTTATTCCGCAAATCGGACGGCAGGTCTTCCCAGAGGGTATTGGCGCCGGCGATGGTTAGCATTGCTTCCTCGTAGCTCGTCAGCGTGGCATCACCATAGCGGGCGCCATGTTCTCTTATGTGAGTGATCCTGCCTGTCCTGCGGAACTTGGCGAGTATGTTGTTAATGTCGCACTCGTCTTTGAACTCCTGCTTTGTCCTGACGATGTCGTCTGAACAGTCGACAGTAGGCCGCGCAAGCGCTGGTTTTGAAATGGTCATTTTCCACCTTGTCCTTTTCTGATGTAGATAGTCAGCGGCTTTTTACGCGGCCCAGCGACGGGCTTCGCCTCGACGCCTTTGTACCATTCTTTAACGGCTTCCGCCGAATTGAGTATGTCGCGCACCGCTCCGATCCTACTGGAATGGTTTTTCTTTATGAAGTCGATGACGTCCTGAACCTTCGTCCGGACGCCTTTGTTTTGAACGCCCTGACGGACGGATCGATAAGCATCCGCCGCATCGCCGATTGGCTCTGTTACGTCAGTGAGTTTATCCGCCTGAACGTTCGTCAGCCGGGTATCCGCCTCGATCTTCTCGGCTGTGTTCTCCGCTACTTTGAGCTGCGCGGCCGAGTACATGTTCTGCATGGCCTTGCTGCCGATCCCCTCGAAAGGGGCTCCGGCATTTTGCATTGTTGCAGTGGATCCACCGGGTGAGCTTGCCTGGCTACCGGCCGCTAGAATCGGGTTAATACCGGCGGCCTTCATATCCGTGTACGCCCGCTGAAATGCGGTACTGGACATCCGCTCCTGAAATTGCCGATTTTCTTTCGCAATCCTTTCGTTCGACTCGTTCGCCGCTCTGATCGCAGAAGCGGAAGAGCTCGCGCCGAAGATATCGCCGCCTACTCCCAGAAGACCCAGAGCGTTTTTCGCTAACCAGCCGGCCATTAGAAGCGATCCACGAAGCCCGGTACGCCGTACAACGGCATGGGTCGAGCGCAGTTGAGAGAAATATACGAGTCGTAAATAAACTTCGGCTCCTCCGGAGCCGCAACGACTCGATCCATCGGCGGGTTATCCTGAATGAACGTATTACCGAGAGTCGGCAAGGCCGAGAACTCCTGCGCCAAGTGCCAGGCATCGAGGGAAGCCGCTGCACTCGATCGGAACGCGGCTGTGACTTTCGAATTCGCGTACCTGTAATCGGCGTGTCGTTCTTGATAACCGAACACTTCGTCATCCGCCGACGTGCCCTGAAAGTAAATCTCGTCGTTCGTTATCGCCTGCTCACCAATATGCGACAGTGCCGGCAGGTAAAAGTCGTACCGGGTCTCGCGTTTCCAATGGCGATCAAGCCCCTGCTGATAGGTCAGATCGGCCGAAATAGAGACAAGACCAAGCAACGTGCAGTGCTCCGTGAACGACTTTGTAAAACCGATTCCATCCACGGAAGCGGTAGCGTACGCGGCCAAGGTGCCCTGGGGATCGGTCCCTGCATCGGTAGTGTTGGCAACAGTAGAGAAATTAATTCGTGTAGAGCCACCTCCAAGGAACTCAGGCCGTTGTAGCCTGAAATCTGGAGAGGTGACACCAAAGTGAGCTTTGATGAGCTCCACATAGCGCGTTCCGCCACGCGCGTCTCGTTCGAGAACCTTTTGTATCGCGAAAGCCTGGCGAAGCTGATTGATTGTTGCGGCAGTGGCCGTTGAAAGATCGGTCTCGAGTCCTGAATTATTGAATATGACATTTTGTCCGCCTGTGCCGCCACCGGTGTTGTAGAACGCGTTTTGTGCGGTTCCGGCCTCAGTGGAAAGAGCGCCCAGGTCGAAACCGGACGTAATCTCTTCAAAGGCCGGGGCTGTACCGTCGCTAACTACCGGCGCGGTCGTGCCGAGCGGCAGATCGACGGAATCACCTTTCTGCGGGAACGGCAGAGCGGACGTGAAATAATCGTGGCGCTTACCGCGCCGTTGAAGCACTACAGTCGTTGTGCCATCCGGGCCATCGCCCGTACTGATGGTTGGCGAATCCTGCATATTTTGGTCTCTGTACCATTCTCGCCAAATCAACTGGTAAGCCCTAAACGGCAACGCGCTAGATGCCTGATACGCGCCAGCAACGGTCGGCAGCCCGAGATAATCGGCCAAACTGCCCTCGGCCGGCGCGCCGCCAGACGCATTCGATTTGGGGATAGTAAAGTCTGTTGAATCGCCCGGGTCATCTTGGGCGCCATTGAACTTTTCCCAGTTATCCCAGAGAAGCCGATTCGGCACGGCGAAGAAATGCCAGGTCATCTTAATGTTGTCCATGACCGGGTAAATCGGCGTGGCCATCCGGGCCATAGCAGTCAGCCGAAGCTTGAAAGTGTCTCCAGGCAACGCCTCGTCGACGTAGACCGGATAGAGAACGCCCGCATCGGTGAGCGTCGTTTTATAGCCGTGTGAGCGGTCAAACCTAGAACGGGGAATATCGGCCTTCGGCACTCTTGAGAATTGGTGGGTCATTACACTGCGCATGGTTTAAGCCTCCCGGACGCACTCACGCGCCGTAATTACTTTTTCTGGTGTTTGCGGCGTGATGCTGCCGGTATCGTCTTCCCATTCGCCCACCTGGAACAACGTGTAATCCTCGGGGTGTTTGAAAAGCATTGTGTTTTCGTCATTTACCGCATCCGCGAATCCGCGAATAGCTTCATTTTTGTTGTGGAGACAGAAAGGGTTTTGATGGACTTTTGCACAGGCGTCCCACACTGAGAATATTTTAAGTTTCATTGTCGTAGCTCCTAGGTAGCATTTTAAATTGCGCCTTTTTGACGCACTCGCGAGCGGCTAACCGCTCATCACTGTTATCCAACGCATGTCGGCTAGCGAAGACTCGCCTCTTTTGGCGTACTTCTTCCCAGCCTTCAGGGTCGGCAAGTTTATAGATCTCCGCGTAATACCGCGGTGGCTTGAGTATCCGCCCGGCATGTACAGCCTCATCGCTGGGAAAGAAATCGGAGGGATACCTCTCGAAATGACTTCGCCCGATTCCGGGTCGATTAGACATTGTCGAATACTCGGGAAGTACCTCAGTGGTTTCGCCCGTGATTGGGCAGGATCGCAGATAGTGCCCTTCGTCTCGTTTGCGGCCGTTAACCTTTTTCGTACAGTACCGCGCAATGTAAGCTGCTGACTCATGAGTGAGAGTGCCGACAACGACGAGACCTCGACCCCAAAGGTCGCGGAGAAATTGAGAGGTGTAAAGCGGTTCACCGTTGGAGTGACCGTAGAGTTCCTCGTCAGTAAGCTCCAGCCCGAACAGCGCCGCATGGTAATGCGGGCGATCAAAGTTGTCGCCGTATTCGCCGCAGTGATACTGGCGAATCTTGTGGGGAGAGACGGCTTTTCGAAGTTTCTTCATGAACTTCTGAAAGTGCTCTAAAACGAGTGAGCCGTCTATCGGAAGATTCTCTCGGTCGTACGTGAGCGTAACGAATTGATTGTTTTCGTGACATTTGGCCTCGTGCATTATTCTCAGAGCCCATTCCTGGCTCTTGGCCAAACGGCAGCCTATGCACTGGCCGCACTGGGCTGTCGCCGTTTGGCCTATGGACTTGGCCCTGTTGAAAACGATCTGACCGTTTGGGGCGCGCCAGCCCTTTAAGGGCTTGTAGCAGGCCACGCACTAGAGACGTATTCCGCCACGCATCGGGCGGGGGTCAACATTCTTGCGGTGGGTTTTGTCAGCAAATTTGCTGAATTGTCTACGGCTTTTGGACCGTTTCATTTTCTTCCTGAAGGCCATTGACTGTCTCCGTTATGAGTTTTTGAAACCTC